TTGTCCAGACTGCTGGTAGTGGTACTATAGATGAGTTTAGTGGTCACCTCGCTGGGATTAGTAAAGTTTTCTATCCAATGGTTGATGGCTTCACAAGTGGTGATGCTCTTGGTTCTGTCAAAGGCACCGCCACCTGGGGGCTTGAAGCAAACGTTAATATTCCAGAGATTGATATCAAGGTAGACTCTGTTGCCGTTACAGCTATCACTAAGAAGCTCAAAGCAAAATGGTCTCCTGAGTTGGCTCAAGACTTGAATGCTTATCACAACCTTGATGCCGAAGTCGAGTTAACAAGCATCTTGTCCGAGCAAGTTGCGCTTGAAATTGATCAGGAAATTCTTGAAGATCTTGTTAAGGGTGCTACAGCCGGAACATTGTTTTGGTCTCGCAGTCCAGGCAAGTTTTTAAATCGTGAAACTGGTGCTGTTATTAATGGCACTACATATCCTGATTTTACAGGTACAGTTTCTGAGTGGTATGAAACACTTCTTGAGACAGTTAATGAAGTAAGTGCTCGCATTCATCGTAAGACGTTGCGTGGCGGAGCTAACTTCCTTGTCTGCTCTCCTGAAGTAGCTAACATTCTCGAATTTACTGCTGGTTTTAGAGCATCTGCTGCTGTAGATGACGTAACTGGCGGCTCCTGGGGTGTCAGCCAAGTTGGTTCGATTAGTCGCAAGATGGATATCTATGTCGATCCTTACTTCACAAGGAACCTTCTTTTGGTTGGACGAAAAGGAACTAGCTTCCTTGAGAGCGGGTATGTTTATGCCCCTTATGTCCCACTGCAAGTCACACCCACCATCTTTGGTACAGAAGATTTTGTACCACGCAAGGGAGTAATGACCCGTTACGCCAAGAAGATGGTTAGACCAGATATGTATGGACTTGTGATCTGTACAGACTTGGTTGCTGACGTAGCTGGTTACTAATTCACTCTATTGAGTTGAATAAAAACTAGGAGAACCCCGTCCTTGAGGCGGGGTTTTCTTATTTGAGGATAAAATAGGGAAGACTAAAACTATTTATACAATAAGCGAGGACCAATAATGCCTACAAACCTTCAACCAGTAAGTACAGTAAGTGCTGTTGTATTACCAGCAACAGGAACCTTAACCGATGTTATAAGTTCTCTATCATACGGAATCTACAATACGTCAGCTTTTATAAGTGGTGCTGTTGATCAAGTAGCCTATACCTACAACAAGCTTGGTGGAAGAGTTTTAGACCTTGAAATAACCCCCGCTATTGTGTATAATGCTTATGAAGAAGCGTGCTTAGAATACTCGTACCTAGTAAACACTCATCAGGCTAAAAATGTTTTATCGGATATGCTTGGTAACACAACAGGCTCTTTTGATGAGGACGGCGAGTTTACTGAATATTCAGGCTCAGGAGGGATAACCACCAAACCAAACCTTAAGTTCCCCCGTTTTCAACTTGGGTATGCTACTCACGTTGGTCGAGGTGTAAGCCTCCACGCTGGAGTTGGAGCCTCTCAAACAATATATTCTGCATCGTTTGACGCAATTCAAAACCAACAGGATTATGATTTGCAAGATATTATTTATAGTGCGTCCCTAGTGGCAGGAACCCCATTTACTAATAGTGTGGGTCAGAACGCTATCACCATTCAAAGGGTATTCTATAAAACTCCACAGTCAATGTGGAACTTTTTTGGGGGCTATGCAATCGGCGCAGTAGGTAATCTATCTACATATGGGATGTATGCTGACGATAGCCAATTTCAGCTAGTCCCAGCCTGGCAAAATGTTTTACAGGCTTATGCTTTCGAAGAAGATTTAAATGTTAGAGCTTCTCACTACTCATTTCGGATCAATAATAATAAACTAAGAATTTTTCCAACTCCTTCTGCGATTAACCCCGCAAAGTTCTGGGTAGAATTTAGAGTGGCAGAGGATGCATTTCAGGAAGATCCAACAAGAAAATATGGAGCGGATGGTGTAAGCAATATGAACACGCTTCCATTTCCTAATGTTCCTTACAAATTTATTAACAGTATTGGTAAGCAATGGATTCGCCGCTTTGCCCTGTCTCTTGCAAAAGAAACTCTGGGACAGGTCAGATCTAAACTCGCCTCCATTCCAATCCCAGGAAACGAAGTGACGCTCAACGGACCAGCTTTGGTTTCTGAGGCAAAAGATGAGCAAAACGCTTTGAGAGACGAACTTAAGACAGTTCTTGATGAGATGGCTTACGGTGCATTGGCAGAGGGAGATGCTCAAATGATGAACAACCTTCAAGAAGTCGTTGGGAAAATCCCAATGGGCATCTATGTGGGTTAAGTAGATGTCTCAGAACAGATGGACACAGCCTACTAATCCGCCACCTCCCTTGTTCGTAGGGAAGGCAGAGAGAGATTTTGTAAAACAGATTAATGATGAGGTCATTGAGCACGTTGTCGGGCAACAAGTTTTATATTTTCCACTTGATATAAAAACAACAAACTACAACGATCTTTATGGAGAGGCAATAGAAAAAACTTTTCTACCTCCAATCAGAGTTTATTCACTTGTAACATACGAGGGATCTGAACGAACTCAAACAGAGTTTGGATTTGACAGTCTTTTTAGTATTACCGTAAACTTTCATAAAAGAAGGCTTGTAGAGGACCAAAACTTGTTTGTGCGACCTGGTGATTTTGTTCAATATGATGCACAGTATTTTGAGATAGTAGATGTGTTTGAAGATTCTCGATACCTTTTTGGTCAAGATGCAGATTTTGCAGATGGTCAAGCTATGGCTGTCCAGGCAACTTGCCGTCAGGCTAGAAAAGGTTTGTTTAATCCTGGAAAAAGAATATAGGAAACTGAATTATGCCTAAGAGGACCGAGTTAAATCAAGAATTGGACGCAAGATACGGTTTCCGCCCCTCTACTATAGAGGACATCGACCGTGCGCTTTTTAACTATGTAAACGACGATGTAAATGTGTTTTGCAACACAAATGAGGGCTTCAAGAAAGTTCCTGTTTTGTTTGCTTCGCCTGAAAGAGCGTTTTCGATCAAAGATGACCCTGAACTAAGAAAAAATGGCAGGACCCTGGAGTATCCTCTTATATCTATTGTTAGAGGACAAATGATTAACAATCCTGCCAACAAGGGCAAGTACGGTGTGTATATTCCTCCTTACTTTGGGTTTTATAAAAAAGGTGGAGCAATTCCTATCGCTCGCAGGGTGAACCAAGATAAGTCAAGACTGCGTGCCAATGCTACGGCAGAAAAAACATTCAAACAAGACACGTTTCCTTTTGACAATGAAAGGGTAGTTTACGATACTTTGTATGTTCCAATGCCAACATACGTTGAGGTCACCTACGAAATTAAGATGATTGCTGAATTCCAACAGCAGATGAATGAAATAATTTCAGCCTTTATGGGAAGATTCTCGACCCCTGTAGCTTTCAAGATACAGCACGAAGGTAATGTTTATGAGGCTTTCGGCGATGAGACCTTTACTAACGATGGAAACAACTCAGGACTAGGGACTGATGAACGCATATTTAAGTCTACCACTACAATTACTGTCTTGGGGTATATTTTAGGAGCCGATAAGAACGAAGATGTACCTGCTGTTGTTGTTCGAGAATCGGCTGCTGAGGTTACAATTGGCCGTGAAAGAACTGTGCTTGGCGACGAGCCTGAGTTCCATGCGGGCAGAAAAGATAAATACAGAAGATAATGAACCTGGCGTTTCGAATGCTGCCCTACTATTTATTATTGGTATTTAGTGTAAATTGCTAGATACCTTACTATACGATTAAGACCGAGGAGAATACATTTCGATGGCTAATAACTCCACTAAAAAGTTTAAGTTTATTTCACCAGGAGTATTTGTTGATGAGATAGATCAATCACAACTCCCAGCCACTCCAACAGAGGTTGGACCAGTAGTTATTGGTCGTTCCCGCAAGGGACCAGCTAATAAAGCTATTTCGGTGAATTCCTATTCTGAATTTGTTCAGACTTTTGGTAATCCTGTCCCTGGAAACGAAGGTGGCGATATTTGGCGTGAGGGCAATAACACTGCTCCTACCTACGCACCCTTTGCTGCTAAGGCTTGGCTCCGAAATAACTCTCCGTTGACTTTTGTGCGAGTTCTTGGTGACCAGTCTTCTGGCGCTACTGACGCTAACGGTGGTAAAGCAGGTTGGGAAGTCAATGCTGCTGGTACTGTTCCCAACGGCGGCGTTTACGCCCTTGTGGTTTTTCCTTCTTCATCACAAACCACAGCCGATCCCGCTGCCGTAACAGGAGCAATTGCTGCTCAGTTTTATACTAACGGGCGAGTTCTTCTGAATAATGGCGTGTCTGATGTTGGTTGTACCCTTGTAGAAGTCGCAACTGATGATGACTTTCAGTTAACTTTTATCACTGGAAGTTCAAGTAGTACATTAAAGTTGAGCTTGGATCCAAATAGTCCAAACTTTATTCGCACTGTATTAAATACCAACCCAACGATCACAAACAGCGCTATCACAGAGGCTGCTACTCGAACATATTATCAGGGTGGTTTTTACTGGCTCGGAGAGTCTTTCGAATACTCGTCTCAGAATGCAACTGCTGGAAACCTTGGTTTGATATCTGGCGGTGATACCACCAAATACCAAGCTGCCATTCTACCAATGGCTATTAATGGCACTAATACAAGTCAGCAAAATAACTGGCGTGCTGCTGCAACAAAGGGAACAACAGGTTGGTTCATCTCTCAAGATTTATCAGATAACCACGCTGACTATACTGCACACACTCAACAAAGACTATTCCGCTTGGAAGCACTCACTGCTGGCGAGTGGGCACAGAGAGAGGTTAAAATCTCTATCTCTAACATTAAGGCACCTACAGGAAATTTCCAATCCTATGGTTCTTTCTCGGTCTTGGTTCGTGCCCTTAACGACACAGACAATAGGCAAGTTATTCTTGAGCGCTATGATGAGTTGAACCTCAATCCAGCCTCTGAGAATTATATTGCAAAAAGAATTGGTGATAAATACTGCGTTTATAGTGCCACAGAGCAACGTAATGTAGATTATGGTGAATTTGAAAACCAATCAAACTATATTCGTGTCGTAATGAGCGATGATGTCGCTGCTGGTTCTGGTGAAACACGATGGTTACCATTTGGTGTCTTCGGGCCTACCAAATACCGTGATGTTTCGTTAACTAGTGGTTCTGCTGGTTTCCAAAATTTTGGCACACTTTCTAAGATGACCGTTAGGGGCAACGTAGATACGATGCTTGACGGAGCTAACTCCGCAACTTATGGAACAGCGGGTTACACTGGTAATACAGGTGCTGGTGTTCTAGATGTAAGTATCATCGCTACCGCAGCCAATAACCACTTTACTGGCTCCATCAGATTCCCAGGTGTTCCATTGCGTTTAAGTAGCACTAATGGATCTCCAAAGAATACAAAGAGTACTTTCTGGGGTGCCTGGACAGGTCGCTCACGTAGCGACACATTCTTTAATCCAGAGATAACAGATATGCTAAGAGCTAGGTCTTTTGACGCCTCAGATAACACGAACCCAGCCGACCCAGCGTTGGATATTGAGGGCGTTACTGCTACTAATTCAGGATCTTCAGCTATTGTTATTCCCTGGGTGTTCTCTCTAGACAATGTTTCGGGTTCTGTTTCAGAGGGTTATGCCTATAATAATGCATATCGCTCCACAGGTGTAAGTCTTAGTGCAGTAGGATCAAATAACTATACCACACCTCTCGGGTTGGGAATTGATAGATTCACCACTACGCTTTTCGGCGGCTTTGATGGTCTAGACATTACTGAGCGTGAGCCATTCCGAAATTCTGGAATGAGTGACAAAACAGAAACCACATCTTATGAAATATATTCTCTGAAAAAAGCAATTAATATTGTCTCAGATCCAGATGATGTTTCTATGAATGCAATCACGATTCCTGGAATTACTGAAAAGGTAGTAACAAATGATCTTCTTGATACAGCAGAAGAGCGTGGTGATGCACTAGCAATCATTGATATTCCTAACGCTTATGTGCCAGACACTGAAGCACTAGGTAACAGTCAGACTCGAAATGCTACCAGCACAGTAACTGCCGCAGTTACCAATATCCAGGGTCGAAACCTTAACAACAGTTATGGTGCAACGTACTACCCTTGGGTAAGCATCTTGGATACTGAATCTAACCAGAGACTCTGGGCACCACCATCGGTCGCTGCCCTCGGCGTCTTGTCTAACACTGACAGACTCCAGGCTCCTTGGTTTGCCCCTGCTGGATTCACCCGTGGTGGTCTGAGTGAAGGTGCTGCTGGTGTTCCTGTACTGGATGTTTCACAGAGACTGACATCTGACGATCGTGATGACCTCTACGAAAACAATATTAACCCAATCGCTAAGTTCCCAGCCGAGGGCATTGTGATATTTGGTCAGAAGACTCTACAGCAAACAGCAAGTGCTCTTGACCGAATTAATGTTCGTCGCTTGATGATCTTCTTGAAGCGTGAGATTTCTTTCATCGCCTCAAGGCTTCTCTTTGCGCCTAACGCTCAAGCCACTTGGGACCGCTTTTTGGGACAAGCTGAGCCAATCCTCCGTGATGTCAAGTCTCAGTTCGGTATTGATGACTTCCGACTAATTTTGGATGAATCAACAACAACACCAGATCTTATCGATCGCAACATTATTTATGCTAAGTTGTACGTGAAGCCCACCCGTGCTGTAGAGTTCTTCGCAATCGACTTCATAATTACAAACAGTGGAGCATCTTTTGAGGATTAATCCACTGAGTAACTATTTATTACGAGGAGCTAAATAAACAATGGCAAGTCTATTTTGGGGTCAAGCAAACGCAGAACCAAAACGTCAATTTCGGTTTGAGTTAAGTTTTACTTCTAGAAACGGTAACAATAAAGGGGATATCCCCGTCTGGGCTGTGAAAACGGCTACTAAGCCAGTCGCTGCTATAAGCACGATTCAGCACCAGTATATTGATCACGTTTTCAACTTTCCAGGACGTGTTACTTGGAATCCAATTACTGTAACTTTGGTTGATCCTGTGCAACCTGACTTGTCTTATGCTTTCCTTGACATTCTTGGTAAATCAGGATATAAGTACCCAGACACCGCAGACATCTCTAAAATCAGCTTGAGCAAAAGAGCATTCAAAGACGCTATTGGCTCAGTTGTTCTTAAGCAGATTGATGGTGATGGGTTTGTAATTGAGCGCTGGGAATTGGTCAATCCAATCATTACAAATATTGATTTCGGGGGAACGCTCTCATACGATTCAGACGATATGGTAGAGGTATCTTGCGAGATCACTTACGATTGGGCTGAATTACAGAAAAGCGGGGTTTCTAATCTTCCTCCAGCATCTACTAAGAATAGGAACTGATGAGGCTCAGGTGGTTAATAAGATTTAACATCTAAAAATTAACAAGTTACAATTAAAAAGAAAGGTTACATTTTATGAGTAGAAATCAAGACCGTCTTGGCTTAGATGCAGGTCCATCACAGACCGAAACTCCTGCTGCTACCACAGCAGCAGTTGGTCTTGGTGTGCCAACAGGAAACAACGCACCAACATTTAGCTGGTCAGTTCCAACAGAATTTGTTGAATTACCAAGCGAAGGGGTGTTCTACCACCCAGAACATCCTCTACATAATCAAAAAACTGTTGAGATACGTTTTATGATTTT